GTGACGAACTTGATATAGATTGCGTCCCTTTAATGTTTCATGGGAAATTTGATTTAAGCAAGGTTGATGAATTATTAAAAACAAAGTCTTACCTTGGTGAAGCCGATATTGAAGGATTTGTAGTAAAAAATTACCACAGACCATTTTTATTGGGAGGCCAACCCATCTCATTAATGGCTGGTAAATATGTTTCTGAGGGATTCAAAGAAAAGCATAAAGCTGATTGGGGAAAAGAACATTCCACAAAAGGAAAATGGGAAGTATTCAAGGATAGTTATAGAACTGAGGCCAGATGGCATAAAGCCATACAACATTTAAAGGAAAGGGGGTTGCTAGAGTTCGCGCCAAGGGATATAGGAGCCCTTATAAAGGAGATTCAAAATGATATTGCCGAAGAAGAAAAAGAAGACATCAAGGAATTTCTTTGGAAGGAATTTGGTCAAGAGGTGATTAGAGTCTCTGCTGCTGGCTTCCCTGAGTTTTATAAAAGATATTTATTGAATTTGTCGAGCATGGGTGCAATATCATGAAACACGAAGAAATGGAAGAGCTTTTAAAGAAAATACAGGGAGATGTCAAACTGATGTCTAATGAGGAAATAGAGAAAAAATATTCTGAATTTTGCAAGATAAATTATGAGGCTTTTTTATGTCAAACAAAGAAATTTTGTCATGAAAATAGTCTTGATTTTGAAAAATACATATTACAACATAATTGTTCTGTGAGAAACATCATGAGAACATTGGAGGATACCTATTTTCCGCCGAAAAGTCACCCGACAGGTTTGAGAAAGAAACAAACGTCGGATGAGTCGATTTATAATGACCGATAAAGCCTATTGGATTTGTTATCCATCTAATTATTTATTTTCAACCTTTCTTTCTTTGTTCTCAACCCAATAAATACCAAGCAAATGCTTCATGAAAAACTTAACAACAATATTAGGCTTGCAAAAGCTAGTAAGGATGATATCGAAGCGATCGCCATTCTTTCCTATTTTATAAAAGCCTATGGGTTCTGGCGGGTTTAAAATTACGTATTGGAGGTTCTCGTCATCCTTCACTTCAGTCATTTATTTTCAACCTTCCTTTTTTCATCCTCTTCCAGCAACTCATCCAAATGTAGATGTTTCGCCTCATCATGCCTATCTTGAAAATTAGTAAGCTCAATTGCTTCTTTATTCTCTGGGAATATCTTTGAATGAACAAAAGCAACAGCCTCTGTAGCTGCTGTGACCAATGGGTCAATATAGTTAACTCGAAGCTCAGATAGAGCATCAATTGCTTGTTCTAGTGTTTTTTTAATGTCTTCAGCTTTCATTTGCAAATTCCTTGATTTTTTTATTAACTACATATTCTATTTTTTTCTTTCTATATTCATCATCAATTTTACGAAGGCAAGAAATGCAAACTTCTTTGCCATATTTTTTTATTAATTCATAGAATTTATCTCTATCCAACTCATAGTAAATCTTTCCGTTAGGAAACATAAAATGAACAAACATAGCCTCTATGGTTTTCGCATGATTTGACGTTTCATCACAAATTTTGCATTTGAATTCTTCAGATTTCATTCTCTGCATCCTTAATGGTGGACCCACAGCTCTCGCACCACTTCATATCGTCTCTGCTGCTGTAAAGTGTTTCTTGAGTATATTTTGGGTAAACCTTAGAATCTAATTTCATTTTGACCTCCAATTTAAATAAAGCATATCACCATGGAAGAAGGGTGTATTCAATTTCTTCATCTAAAGCAGCAACATCCTCATCAATCGTTTTCTCTGAAAAACTTTCGATGGAAAGCTTGTCTTTAGCATAAGGATGGTTTAATCCTATTTTACACTCAATCGTCGGATCGATTGGTTTTCCGAAATTTTTCATGAAGACTGCTGGAACTCCCAATTTGTCTCCCCAATCTTTATCGATCTCACCAACCATAACTAGCCCCTATACAAACTGCAATACTATCTTTGTATCTCAACTCGCTTTGCCCATGCGGGAACTGCATCGACTTGACATTAAACAATCCAAGCCTTTTCCAATCGCAATATAGCCTAATAGATGCATTATCGTCAATTTTATGAATGAGACCCACCTTGATAAACGGAGAGAACCCCTCTTTACTGTAATCCCTACAATTGGCAAACAATGTTGTAGCATCAGGAGATTCAGTTAGATCGCTTCCCATAAAATAAAGAGAGGCCCTTACCTTAGTATGCGATACCCCAATAACCGAGAACGCAAACAAATCCTCATAGAACATTGGAATCGTGCTAATGACTCCAATGTTTGCGCTATCGACATATTGATAGGCATCATAAGTTTCGTATTGACCGGCCCCCAATGGATTTAATGCCCCGGGGAAATAATCTCCTTGACCTATGGTCTTGTGATTTGAAGAATAGATGGTGAAATCGTAACCAAGTTCGACACCTACGATCTCATTGAAGAAATACCCCCCGTATAAGCCAACCTGAGGGATATGGCCTTTAAAAAAGGAGCTTCCGAACCTTGAGTCAAGATTAACGCTTCTAACGTGACCATGGGCTCCTACGTAAGGATTAGCAAGGGATGGGCATGAGAATAAAGATAAAACTATAAGTACCACACCTAAAATGTACATTTCAATTTTCCTCGTCGTTTATTTATTGGTAGGTCAATTGTAGCATGATACTTTTTGTTTTGATAGAATACTAAGTCATATGGATAGCCGGTCATCTGTGTGTGAGAATGGAATAGCTCTTATTGCAAAGCCAGATGACTTATGCCGAAGCTGGCGATGGATCGTCAACAATAATGAGCTCATCTGGCATTGTACCAACGCGCACAACTTCTCCATCTTTCATTGGGAAACCTCCCGTATAGCCATCTTCCCTTGCACAATTAATGCACAGAACGGTTTCCATTACTTTAGTTTTCCACCATAGAACGGCACCATCTTGACCATGGCAAGGGTTCATTGCGGCAACAGTACAAAAGATTGGATGAAGTGGGATGGTGCCACAAGAGTTACAGGGGGAAATTTTTATTTCATTCATAATTCACCCATGTTCTTAAGAATTCTACAGGCCGCCAATCTATTGTTTTCAGCTTGCTGAGCCTGCTCTGTCATTTGCGAGACCATTGCCAGAATTTTCTCTTTAACTTCTTCATATTTTGACCTGTAATTATTTATAAGCGCCTCATAATCATTAAGTTTTTTATCAAAATCGACACTTAATACTGATGCGTCATGGGCTAAGTTTTGTTCATCATCACGATAAAAAGATTCAATTCTGCTTTTGTCTGCATAAATAGGAACAAGCTTCGAGTCCACGCCATCGTCTAATTCTGATAGAGCCTCCTTCTTCGAGGGAGGCTTAATAGATTCAGGTTTCGCAGTAGCCAACCGGGCAACCAATCTGTCTGTAGCATTTTCGACGGCTTCAGGCCAACTTGAACCGAAGGCCAAAAGTTCAGGAAAGTCAGGAAATACAACCTCAATATCTGCAATGAAGAGTCTTCGTGTGAACCCCCTTTTAAATAATGCATAATAACATGGCCCCAGAACCTCCTCCGCCCAGGTGCTCGCTGATTTTTTATCGTCTTCGCTCATCAAACTTAATCTCCGCCGACCAGCCAACGTCAGTAACTTTACTTACATCCTCTGGCCTAGGTGAAACAGTAAATCTCAATGCCCAACGACCTGTATTGGCCGTATAGTCTCCTTTATCGTCAAGAACAACTACAACATGCTGCCCTTCAAAAAAATCATAAGATAATATTGGAAAATAGTCTTGAGGGAGCGTATAAGTTTCTTTCGAAAACAATCCGTCGCCTCCACTTCTTTTTACTTCCTTTACATTCACAAGGCTGAGGTAAACAAATTTATTGTCACCAACATCTATACCAATGTAAAGATGTTTTTTATATGTTTCGATATCTTCATCTACAAGTTCAATACCTTTGCTTTTTAGAATTTCCACTCTGGTTCCATATTGAAATTCCATTAACTTCTTGTGGTTTCCAACATAATTATGCTTCCCAAATTGATGTACAATTCCATTTCGGGGCGACGCAAACTCCCTTTCTAAAAGTTCTTTGTGGTCGTTACGTTCTTTAAGTTCAAGCTCTTGCGTAGACATATCAGATTCAACCTCTTCACTCATTCAGCTATCTCCATCGCCCCGACGATTTTATCTGTATCATATTTATTAACAGCAACGGCCGGTTCCTCCTTATTTTCCACTGGGCCGATCATTCTAATCTCACAATCAACCTCCCAATAAGAGCGGCCATTCTCATAATAATTATCCAAATATCCCTTGTATTTTTCAACTCTATTTTCCAGTCGGGTAACCAATTCTTTTAAATTATCGCATTCCTTTATCCATTTTTCTAAAAAGTCCCTAGGCTCGCAAGAAAAGAACTCAAGAGCCATTTCAGTATCATGCAATTCTTTCTTAAGTTTTGCCTCAAACTCTTTATCCTCTTTAACGTGGATTTCTTTAAATTCACCAGCTTCTTGTTTCTCTTCATTCATTCGCTTATCTCCCCATCAATTGCATTTGCGCCCATATTATCAGACAGTATCTTATCGAGTCTACCGTCCCGCTTCATTTCAAGGATTGCCTCTACATGTTTACCTTCTGCGAACTTTCTCAATTGGTCATTGGTCATCATAGCAGGAGAGCTTGATTTATCTGTTTCCTCTTTAATGATAATAGCCTGATGAGGCAAGCCCAATCCTCTTTCTAATATTATCTCAGAGGCTTTTATTCTGTATTTAAGGTCTTCTGATTCATCTTTCATTAGGGCATATAAGAAGTCTATTGCATCAAGACTCGCTTCAGAAGACCGTCTACGAGCTTCATAAGCGATGGCATTGAATCTTTCTTGGCCTTTTAGCTTTCCGATCTCACGAACAGTCAACTTTAACCCCTTCTCTATAGGAGGTTCCATCAACAATCTACTGGTAGGGGATATGTATTCGCTCATCATAATGCTTTTGAACTATAACATAACAGTAAATTAATTTATATCGTACTAAGCTGATCAAATGAATAATGAATAAAAGCTAAATAACTTACTAAATACCTAATACCTCACACCTATTCAAAAGTAAAAAAACCTGCTATAGCACTTGACACAATAATTTTGTTGTATATAATCACATAATGTAGATTTATAGGATTAACTGATGGCTGGCTCTGTATTAACTAAAATACCATTTAAAGTAAGAAAACTTACGAACATTGAATATGATTTGCTTGGTGGCGCTTTAGATCCAAGTAACGCGCGCATTGAATATATCTGTTGTGATATTACTGCATATTTGCGTGATTGCGTCACCACGTTTGGGTTCATACCTATTATAGTTATTTGGCTTTATAATCCTCTCTTAAAAAAACCTCTGTCCTTCGATCATCTTCCTGGCAAGATTACCTACATTAAAGGAAGCCCCATGTATAAAAAGCTTATGAGCCTATGGGGTGAGAATGATGAATGATATTAATAATACTCCTTTCTGTATGAACAAAAATAATTCAGAAAAAATAATCATCATTGTTCAATATAGTTGGTTTAATGGTAAAGTATTGATTCATTATCATCCCGGCAATGAGAGGGCAAAGGAGCTCCTGAAAGAGATTTCCTCTAAGTCCAAGCGCGCTTTTGGTAAAAGAAGAAAGTCTTTTTTTAAACATGAAGTAGGCTTACTTAAAAATAGTTCTTTATGGGATGTTGAGTTGATTGAGGATAAATTTGGAATGAAGAGGATTGCTTATGTTTAAGACTAAAGTTGTTAGAAATTATGTTAATCATGTTTTGGGTCTTCCACGTATCAACATAGAAGGGGAGCCGGTTCATAAAGAAATGATTTTTACTCCACGAGAGGTTCTGATTAAGATCATTGGTGACCGCATGATAACGGAAGGCTACTACAAAGGGTTCTATAATTTTACCTCCCGTAATGAAGTTAGATCACCCAACGTATGGGAAAGGATTAAATCTTTCTTTTCAGACAGAGTGCTAACGAAATGGATAGTAGATATTGATGGGATAAGGGAAGGCAAAGAGGAGAACAAATAATGGAGTTTAAAAGAAGAGAAAGGAGAATTTAATGGTGGAATTGGCAGCTAAATTTTATATTTGGAAGCAAGTGATCGGATTATTTATTGTGTTAGTTGTTTGCCCATTGTTAATCTTATATTTAAAAAGGAAAAACAAATGATTCACGGTGACTGTGTCGCAACAATTATTCTTCTAATCATATTAGGTATGATTTCTTCAAGGATTGCCGACATCCGAGATGAAATTGTTTATTTTAATAGGGCTTCGAAAGCTCAAATACTAGAAAAATATTCAAAAACACATAAATATTAAATAAGCCATCAACCTAAATAAACTCTTTACATCCAGTCTCTTATGTAGTAGATTCAAAGTTAGTTAGTTATTTCCCTGGAGGAATTTTTATGTTAAAGAACATTATTTTTTCGTTTCTAGTTCTGTTTTCAAGTTTAAGCGCTGCTGCCAATTTATCCCTTTTCCCTTATGTGGGTTTTGACATGTCAGTCCGCTCTAGCGATTTTCCACCCCATAGAGGCAAGTCATTATTTAATCGACCTAATTTTACGCCTTCTATCGCTGCTGGGGTTAACTTTACCCATTGCTTAGGGTTAGAGGCCAGTTATCACAAAAGCTCTCCCAGCAAAGTAGATCACTTTGTGTTCCACGTTCTTGGCTATCTCCCATTATGCGACCTTACAAACAAACTATATGCCGGTATTGGCTTCTCTGTAATCAAACCATATAATAAATGCTTCAGCGCATCTCCTGTTGCCCCTAGCGTTACTGCTGGCTGGTATCATGGATTCAATGAACAGCTAGGCTTAAGGATTCACGGTGATAGTAAGTTTATAAATGCATTACGCAACGACAAACCAATTATTAAATCTATTGGTGTTGGCGCTGGATTAGTGTATAATTTCTAAAGCTAAGTCTCAAACAGTCGGGCTTCCTTGGTCTTAGCGCGACCCCTCTTCCAGAGATGACTACTGGTAGAGGGGTTTTTATTTGGAGAAAATATGAAAAGCCACTACATTATTATTGATGGAAAAATTTCCGATCTAGATTCCTTTGAAGGCTTGGTAAATGATTGGCTACTCCAAGGATATGAACTTGCAGGCGAGCTTTTAATGCACGAAGGAAAGTTCTATCAATCCCTGATAAAACCAAAGGGTAGCGACATAAGCATGGAAGATGAAGAAGACGATTGATTCTATTTTTTTCCCTCTAAGCGCATAAGAGTCTCTAGCATCTTAGCCAAAGCCCCCATTACCCCACACCTCAGGAAATCTACATCCAAACTTAATTCATTAACCTGTTTTAATACATGCTCTATTTTTTCGCTCATCTTTTGAGTATCAGAATCTTTCATCAATCAAACCAACCATGCAATAGCAAAACAACAAACAACGGTTGCGAAAAATGCAAAAATAACAATCGCAAAAATCTGCTGATAATCGCTCACCATTTTCTCCAAAGCGGAGCGACGCATCTGCTGAATATTCAACATTGCGAGTATTCAATATTAAACTTAGCTTAAGGCGCCATGCGTCGCATGACCTATATCATGCTCTAGTTTCAAATGATTTGCAAGCATTCCCTTCAGCCTCTTTAACGCAGACCTACCACGCTCCCTCTCCAATGGCGCAGTCTCAATCACCTTGTCCATCTCAAAGATGTAAGCCTCCGTGATCCGAATCTGATGCTCATAGTAACTCCTACTCTCATCCAACCTGGGTGCACTCGATACCATATGAAGCCCTCCAATTATTCAAGCCGCCAACTCATATCAGAAATATAACATAAGCTTAAATGCGTGTCAATACTACAATCTAATGTATTTTGAATAACAACTAAAAACTTAACACAGCGACCGTCATTCCATTTTTTTACAAAACCTATGCTTTGGTGTCAGATGAACCAGAAAACCTCTTGGTGGAGCTCACGTTAAGAAATTTACGCATCTGCTGGATGTATTCTTTCGCCCTTTCTGGATCGCAACCAGACCAACTCTCTTCCAACGCCAAAACCGGCTCACCACGAGAAAATAAAAAAGATGAGTTAGAAGCTTTCTTGCATACTTCAAGAAACTGAAGCGGACTTCGCGGCGGCCTATCAACATACCCTGAAAGACCTTTTTTAATATAGGCCACGCCGGTAAATATTTGCTTGATGTTAATATCGCTTAAGACTTGCATGTACCCGGCGTACAGGAACATCCGTTCAGACTCCTCGTGCCAAAGGCATTGATAACCACCAAATGAAACCGCTAAGTGCGCAAAAGCCAAGTTCAGGACCAAATTCACTTGTGAATATTCATATTCCCGCAAGGAAGCCCTAACGTGCAACCAATCGTAGAACGGCTGCTCCGTAAGCTCTGGAATGACTGCAATTAGCTCTTTCAATGCAAGATCTCTTCTTCCTCTTGACCAGACCTGCCCTCGATGGAAAGCATCGCCTTAGGCGGACCAAGGTAATTATTCCCAGGGCTTGGGAAAAAAGGATTGCTTGTGCCGTACGTTCGAATCAAATGCGCTTGAGTAACAGCCCTCGCCTCAGCAGCACGCTCAGACTCAGTGTAAGGCGTCCGCTTCTTCACCCTAGCCACAGGCGGCCTTTCAAACATAGCAATAAACTGCCCCACGTGCTCACTGTCGCGCAAAATCAAATTGAGACTGTCATAGACCTTCCCACGGTCATTATCGCCCATATGGAACGCAGAGAGCTTACAGCCACGTATCGCATCCTTCAAATCCTCCACAGAATATAGGATAAGTTGGTTACTTATCAACTTAGACAGCTTTGAATCAAGCTTCGTTCTTCGATGATTCATCTCTTGCTGCCAGAACTCGAAAACGGCAATGATATCTTGTTGGTTAACTTTCATTAAATCTCTCCTGGAAATGATTTTGGTATTTTCGCACAAAACAAGCCCAACCTCGTCAGAGGTTGTCGGTGAGTTGGTTTTGAAATCAAATGCGTTAAAATTTTTTCTTTTCTTTGTTTCATTTCTTTTCTTTTTCTTCTTGAATATATTATTACCATAAGAAGAAGAAAGAGAAGAAGATATAATGTTATAAGAGTATATTATATGTGGTAAACGACCTATTAGCAAAGGGGGTGGTAAAAATTCATCAAAAAATTGCTCATTGGTCATCCTTAAAATGGATTCAATTTTTACTAAATTTGGGGTGTAATTGTTCTTAAGGTTTACAAGACCTACCTTGTTTGATGATATTGATATTAGTTCCATTTTTTCTAATTTCTTTAGATATTTTATGATTGTTGGCTTGCTTATATTGAGTTCGTTTTTTAATTGATTGAGAGAATAGATTGCATAAATTGGTTTGGCGTTTTCAATTATACTTAGCAGAATAGCTTTCTCATATTTAGAGAAAAAGCTTGACTTCTCTATTAGGTCGATAGAGAATTGTCTCTTGCTCATGCCTTTAGACATGTTTATTTCTCCTTTTAAAAAATCGACGTTTTGAGTGGTGTGAGCTAAAGGGCGTTATCCGTGGGGCATTATAGTGGCTAGAGCCTGTCAAGCAGCCGCTGCTAGTTTCACTCCCTTGTGTTCCACGGAAGCTTTTTTTATTTTTTCATAGATTTGCTCCATTCTTGGTTCTTGATGCATTGCCTAATAACCTCAGAATTCGATATATCTTTTTGATATGCTCTTTTTTCTATGGATTCATATAGTGCGTCATCACACCACCAGCAACGCCTCTCATATCTTCTTTCTTTTTTCCTTTTGGGAATTTTTTTTGATTTTTTCATAATTTTTTCTCCTATTGCTATTGACAGATATCTAACCGATGACTATCATCCTGATATTGGTAATTTTTGTCAAGAGGGGAATGGAGATGAATAAGTCTGAAAACATTAATGAGTTGGCAACTGCTTTATCGACCTTGCAAGGTGAGATAGAGGATGTTTACAAGGATAGGAAGGGGTATGGATATTCTTATGCCGATCTATCGTCTGTATTAAATATAGCAAGGCCTGTTTTAGCCAAGAATGGTTTAGCTGTAAGTCAGTTGTGCGGTCAGGCGACTGAGTGTGTGGTTGTTGAGACCATCTTAATGCACAAATCAGGGCAATGGATTAGTTGTGTTACTGAGATGAGGATGATTGTTGGAAAAGACAAGCAAGGTAAAGATTTAAATGCAGCTCAAGCGGCGGGTGGCATAATCTCTTATGCGCGCCGTTATGCGTTGTCGGCTATTCTTGGTATTACGCAGACTGATAATGATGCTGCTGGCGAAGAAGATGTTGTGCCTAAAAACAATAAGCCTAGTCAGCCTCAACCTCAATGGATGTCTACTCATTTTGAGGATTCTCAATTGAGAAACGAAAAGGTACGTGATATTACCTTTAAAGATTTATCCAGGCTTATTACAATAAAGGGCGTTAAGTCTGATGAAACCGATGGTTGGCTAAAAAAATCAAATGTGGGTTCATTGAAGGATATAAAAGAGATTACAGCGCAGGCGTTAATTGAAAAGCTTGAGTCGCGTCAGGTAGAAGTTTGTAACTAAGGTAAAGGAAAAGGAGAGTGTTGTGTTGATATTAGCAAGGCGTATTGGGGAGACTGTAATGATAGGGGAAAACGTTTCCTTTACGATAGTGGGCATTAATGGAAATCAGGTTCGCGTGGGGATAGATGCGCCAACTGACGTTGAGGTTCACCGTGAAGAGGTTTTCAGGAGGATTCAATCTGAAAAGATCAATGAATTGGTTGGAAGGCTTAATAGGCAGCTAAAGGAGGATGCATAACATGGACAATTATGGACCAATTCTAAAGACTCGTTCTTCGATGATGTGTAGAAGCGTTGAGAGGGATGGTAATTTTTATTATGAGATGATTAATAATAAAGACCATTTAAATGATTCTTGGATTAAGGACATATCTGAGAAGGTTGGGATGGATGATTATTCCGCTTTTACTGCTTCGATGGCTGAAGCCGTTTACACTGCCTGCAAGGACAGAAAGGAGATGGATGGAGAAGAGCTTGCATATTTTCCTTTAAAGGTGTTGAATGGCATTTTTATGAAAGCCATGTTAAAGGGGTTGAAAAAGTTCAGAGAAGATAAAGACTTGTTAAAGGTTATTTAAGGAGATTTTTATGAGTAGTTTTACAATTGGAGATTGTGTTATCGTTAGATGTCTAGCTGGACATTTTTTCGGATATGTTGATTCGGAATCGGGAGCTGAAATTACATTGGTCAATTCACGAAGGCTATGGTATTGGGCTGGTGCTGCCACCCTCTGTCAGTTAGCAATGGAAGGAACAAAGAAACCCATGGATTGCAAAGTTTCTATGTTTGTGCCTGAGAAAAGAAAACTTTTCGGTGTAATAGAAATTTTAAAAACTACTGAAGAGGCTAAAAAATCTATTGAGGAGATCCCTATATGGAAGGCATAATAGACGGTTCTGGTTTAGGCGATGATGAAGGTTACGGTTCTGGCTCTCTCTTAAGTTCTAGCGGCGGTTTTGGCGAAGGTTCCATCTCTGGCTATGGTTCTGGAAGCGAATCCAACCATGGATATGGCTATGGATACAACTATGGCGGCGGCTATGGTGCTGTCTCTTGCTATGATTCTGACAGCAGTTCTGGAGATGGCTCTGGTTTAGGTGATGACTACGGCTATGGTTCTGGCCTCGTCACCTGCGATGGTTACGGCGACGGCTGCAACGGCTATGGCTCTCGCGCGAGGCACTTTTAAGAGTTATTGTAATGAATCGATTGATTAATTTTTGTTCTACTAACAGTCCGGGTGGGATATATTAGTCAATCGATTTTTGCGTCATTTATTTATGAACAGGAGATTCTATGTTGGTTAATTCTCAAGATGGTAAAGCTGTGCTTTATGCGAATCTACTTGATGCGGTCAAATCAAACCCTAACTTTGTTAAGCAAACGCTAGAGTCGCTTGTGGAGAGAGGTTTGAAACATGAGCTTACAGAACAGTCAGGTTTGTTAAATAACGATTTCTTTCGTTGTACATTAACAAGGCAGGCAATGAAAATAAACGATCTAGACCTAGTGGATTTTTTGATTAATTTTTATACGAAATATTTCTATTGTGTTGATTTCGAAAAAAATGGGCAAGAGTCTGGTATTATTTCTCGTGTAATAATGGGTTTCTTTTCAGATCGAGATTTTGATTCTGGTCTTGAATTGTTTAAAAAATATGAATATCTCATTATCAGGAAACACATAGACTTTCGTAGTTCCTTTGTTAATGTATTTTCAAGGTGCGACGATATTGAAAAACTAGAAAAGATGGTAAAAGAATTTTATGATTGTATGGCGCATTGGGAATTTCATAGCATAATCTACTATTTTCTTATGAACGATATGGATAAACATTTTAATGCATTTATGCCTTTTTATATTATCAAAAGTTTGGAATTTGAAGAAAACGTTAAAACTCATAGTCGTGTCGTTTGCAATGCAATAGAGGAATTTCTAGCTAGATCCAAACCGGGTGGCAAGATTAACAATTCTATGCAAGAAAGAATAAGCGACGATCACCTTTATTCGTATGCTGAATTTTGTTTGATTGAGGCGAGTAAAGTTGGCGGCGACACTAAGAAATCCAAATAACATCAGAATCCCTGAGCGTAGGATCCAATATGATTATTTCAAATGGCTATTCTACGCTCATCGATCGGCATACGAATTGACATTTCATGTTCCGAGCGGTGGCTCCAGAAAAAGCCTGATAGAGGGCGTCAACCTTAAGCGCCAGGGCGTTAAGGCGGGTATTCTTGATATATTCATGTTGGTTCGTAAAAAAGACTACAGCGGGCTTATAATGGAGATTAAACGCGATAGAAAATGTAAGGTTTCAGTAGAGCAACAGAAAATGTTAGGGTTATTTAAAGAGCAGGGGTTCTATACTGGTGTTTGTTATGGTTTTGATGACTTACTTAAAACAACAGATATGTACCTGGCTTTACCTGATATCCATTGATTGTAAGACGGAATGCAGCCCTCCTAGTATTTTATTGTAATCAGCCGCTCCAATTAATGCCGTAACCTCAGTTTTAGCTGATTCCCAATTATCATGCAAATCGTCAACTTTCTGTCGACCTTGTTTGGTGATTACATAGGCAGCCACCCTTTTATCTTTTAATTTTATGCTCTCTAAAAATCCTTTCGCAAGTAACGGTTTTACTAGTCTATTGATGGTGGAACGATGGCTTGATATTGCATTGGCAACTTCAGTTGCAGGCTTTGCAGATAATGTAAGGAAATCGTATAGGAGGGAATATTGGCAGTATGTCAGGCCTGTATCCGCGAAAAAACTATCATATAATCTTGTGATTGCGCGAGATGTGCGCCTTAGCTCATAACATAAGCATTCAGAATTCATGTCAATTTTATCTTTCATTTAATATCGCCTCTGTTTGACCTGTTATATCCCTCACAAAATAAACTATTGATAACCTTATCAAGAGATCTTAAAAAAAACCTTTTAGTCATGTAGTCAACATTATTAAGTACCAAACTGCCTTCAAATATTGCCCTGATTTGTAAAGCATTGCTTTGAGTGAGCTCATCTCTGTTGATTGAACTACGAAGATACTGTAGACATTCCGAGGCGTTCTTTTTGTTAGTAAAAGGTTCAATCGTTTTTAGGAAAAAATCTAATAAGGTTTGCTTTTCAATGAGCACATCCTTTTTGAAGTTTGAAAACTGAGGAAACAATGATGACTTCATGGAATACTTAATCTGCCATTATCAAAATCGTGCATAATATCATACCTTTCTAAGTCATTGTTTAATGCCTTAGTATCACCATCAAATTCTAAATTAAAGCCCATATTCGATAATAGGGGCAAATCAATTGGATCTAATTCAGTTTTACCCGTCTTGCGCAGCAATAATTCAAATAAGGCCCTAGAATAATCACAGTTAGGTGCAAAATATACCTTATTCAAATAGCGAGCAACCAAGCGCATCTTCAGCATGTTGTCTGACATATAGTCTTTTTATCTCTCCAACGTCTCTTATCAAAATAAGTGAGCTCAATAGTATACCTAACAAGCATATCACGATTATTACAAACTTTGCATTACCTTTCATCTTGACATTCCCTAAAATCTATATAGAATATGATAAGTTAATCTCCAAAAAATATTTTTGCCCTAGTTAAATCAACTAGGGTTTTTTTTGAATAAAACTGACCTATATCTAATCAAATATATGATATTGGATTATATAATAATCTTTTAAAGGTTTGCAAGTTTTGATATAATGTTGTTTCAGCAATGGGAAAATGTAAATTCGTCCATTGTTGGGCAAAGAACTTGACGGTCGGGCCACCTTTATTGCATTTAGTTAATCATTGGGTGGCTCGATCTTCATTTTAACCGTATGAGCCAACAGCGACATAATGAGCCTGCCCAGCCGTATTGGTTAACGTGAGATTTCCCCCAGATGTATTTTGCATTGAAAACCCTGTTGAAGTGAAAGTACTTGCTGCGACGGTTGCAGAATTGGCCCCTAGGCTCGCCCCTCCCGTAAATCCTGTGCTGCCCGTAGTTGCAACATTCGTAAGGGTGGTGTCGTGAACTGCAAATATTGCAAGAGAGGTTGGAATATTCAATCTGCCTGGAAATTTAATTACATTGTAAATTGCATTATTAACTACAGTTGTAGGTGCCGAAAAATAAGTGTCACCTGAACCTACATTGTTTTGACCTATAGTTTGACCATAATCGTAGTCGGTCATCAACAAGGTCTGACATTTTCTGAACTCATCTTCGAAGCGTGTGGGCTGTCTAATGGTGGCTATAGGGCCGATATTATAAGTTGCGCTATTTACATAAAGCACATCTGCCGCCGTTGCAGTGGCATCGTCAATCCATATAAATACACCTACCACATTATAGGTGGTCCCCATGCTAATTTTTTCATTATCCAGCGTTACGAGGGATGTGGATAATGCTGCTGTAGATGGGGGGTCGATAAATGCCCAATTCGCTGCCAGCGTAGGGTTAACACCCGTCGCTCCCCACGCACTCACAATGTTAGTGCTCGGAACTGAGTTTGGAGTATAACCAACTACCGCCATTTTTACATTTGATATTGTAGATCCAGCTGCTTTAGCAACAAACACTGAAGCAGACGTTATCTGGGATTTCAGTTTTTGACTATCATTTAGACTCAGTAATTGCAGAATACCAAATTTTTTATTCGGGGTTACTACAGTTAATGTGAGGGAATTTGCGGCAGACCCTTCGTTCGTAGTAAACCCTGCTAAAGTGCTCGTCGGCACCACATTGGCATTGACTATATTGTTTCCATCAGACAACAAAATCCATGCATCGGCTATCCATGAATTATTTGCATTCGTGAAATATGTTGCACTCGTAACGTTGCCCCTTTGATTGACATCAAAGGCACCGTTGATCAACAGATTATCTTGTATGTTTGTTGAATAAATAATATTCCCAGCACCATCTGTTGTTAATACGTCCCCATAAAATGAATCCGTATTTGGATATTTAAAAGTTGATATCTCGACGTTGCCCGTTCCATTGGGTAATAATTTTATATTTCCGTTGACATTGAGCGCTGCAATAGTATTGCCATCTACGGTGCCTATTCCCATAGATTTCGCCCCCGTGTCTTGAACGGTAAGTGATAAATTTGTTGCGCCGGTTACCGGCGTTATATTCCCGGAAGTTGAGATTAATATCGTGGAATTCTGAAGGCTTCCTGAGGTGCCATTATATCTGGCGATTGCAGTATCTGTGCTTGGGCCCCCAAATGTGGTTATCGTTGCCCAACCCAACTGATAAGGACTAGATCCACTTGAATTGATAAGCGCTTGACCATTGGTAGGCGCAACCGTAGGTAGCACTAATGTAAAATTAGAAGCAAAAGCGCCGCCCGTTACTGTAATAAAATTAGTGCTAGCTCCTGGATAAGCAGCAGTATTACCAAAATTTATCCCTGAGCCATTTAATGCAATATTAGTATAGAATTGGCTTAAACCCGCGGATTGCGTTAAAAAGTATAAGCTACCTCCGCCGTTGCTGGCTGCGATAGTATTTGGAAGGTTCCCGCCTATTCCGCCAATCGTAATATTCGATATTGCCGCAGAAACCAATCCGGTAACGTTTTGAGCCAAAGAAATAGTGGTGTCTCCAGCAATCCCCTTAGGATTAGTTGTCACTATTTGATTGTTGGTGCCAAGGATTTGCCTTAAGGCCCAGGTATCTGTGGCAGTTCTTGCCGAATAACCTTGGGCTCCATCAGCAAATGCCGTTAATGCCAAGAGGTCGTTTGCCATCGCAAAAGTAACGGTCCCAACGCTAGTGATGGGGACACCCCCAATCACAAGGTTATCGTTGCTACTCGTGGCGTTAATGTTGGTGACCCCAATTTGACCGGCCCCTTGCTTCAAGGTCCAGCTTCCAGGTGCGCCGCCTTGACCAATTGTATTGTTGTTTAGATAAATCTCAATTGACTGACCTTGAGTAAGCGTGAATAGAAACGTTGAATCGCTTTTGTTTACGGTAAAGGAAAAAGCGCCACCAGAAACGTTGGCAAAATTTAAAGTGGTACCAGTAGAAACCAAGGTAGCATCAGGAAGCGTAATGGTGTGCCCACCTCCAGCCGTCTGAACATCCATCCAAAATGTAGCCGTGTTATAGACGGGATTGGGAGGGGTGATTGTCACAAACTGAGTTGGCCACAATAAAACTATATTTCCAGTAAGAGTAATGGCACTAAAACTAGTATTATTGCTGGCAACCTGGCCACCGCCATTGATTTGAGTATATTGTACGCTCATTACTGCTCCTTTGGTTCGTTGTAATTTAACGTGATATTCATTAAATTTTTCTTGTTGGTCCCAACCGCCGCTCTAACGCCAGCTTTAGCCATAACCTTAGATGCGCCCCTTAATCTATCCGCGAACGTTTTGGTTGGCTTAACATCCTTTAATGGGGTCATTAGAAGATTGAACAAATCTTTATCCGTAAGCGCCTTATCGACTAATTCGTTTATTTTTGCTTTATTAAGAGTTTTAAATGTCCCGTGCGCCAAGGAACCAAGCTTCGAGCCAACCGCCTTCATAATTAAATCTGGGCTCTTACTGTAAATTGCCTGAAGAATAGTTTGATTGGCGGCAGTTGGGGACCCGACGGCTTTCCCTACGCTGACCACAGCATGCCTTCCTCTTAAAACGCCCTCTACATCCTTCAGGAATTTAACTTCCTCTGGAGTAAATACCTCTTCAATAAACTTTTTGTTTGAACTTAAAAACTTGCTAATTTTGTCATAGGTCACCATATTCTTTTGATTGGCATCCATGGTGCCTTTACCAACATAATGGCCCAGTTCATCCGTTAATGCCTTTCTTTGCATGGCATCCAATTTTTCAGGTAGCCCAGGATACAATTTATTAGCAGCCTCGTTGGTCTTTCTCCAAGAAGCCAATTGATTTAAATTAATTCTTCCTGATTTGGCGTCAATGGTATCCATGAGGTCTCTATTAATATAGCCCCTGATGTCCTTCATGGCTTTTTCATTATCACCTACATGCTTGAGGATGGCGTCAGCGTATTCATCAGAAGTCATTGATTTGTTTATCACCTTTTGCGCAACCTCACCTTTGTCCGTCATAAATTCTTTATTGAAAATATCCTTTTTGACAGCCTTACCGAGCCGCTTATTTCTATCTAGATTATTAACCTCTTGAGAATATTGAGCATAGATAGCATCAGCAGCGGCCTGTGGAGTCCCGGTCAAATCATCAACCAATGACTTTTTAATCTGCATAAGGCTTCTGCTTCGTTCTTTTGCGCCAGAACGCTTGGCTTGCTCAGCCATATCCCCAATGACTTTCATGGACTCTTTTATGCGTCCCGGGGTATCCGCCAACACCTCAGATAAATATTGATTGCGAGCCTCTGGGCTATATTTTTTTAAGTCAGGCGGAACTTTAAACCCTTTTGGATAAAGCAATTTATTTTGAATGTAATCTAAATTTTGCGCGAAGGGCCCCTTGGCAATACCCCTCATTTCTTCTATCAAATCCATGGTTTTTTGAGGATATATTTTTTTGTCCATGGCATACAAATCTTCATAGGGGGCTTTAGCGGCTTCTGCCCTAGTTTTCTCTAAAGCGGTCTTTCTCTGCAATAAAGCATCCCGAACAGATTCCCCAGCCACTTCCGCTTTTGGTTGATATTGAAATTCTTCAAGCGCTTTAGGTTCCGCTCTAACCTTCTCAATATTCCCCCTTAACGCCTCATTCCCCCTGGCTTCTTGCATAGCTAATTCAGGAAGAGAGCCCATTCTAGAGCGATGAAGCTGACTAAGGCCAACAGATTGGGCCATTTCTGCAACGCTTGGTTCGTATCCCGTAATGGGCGGTTTATATTCTTGAACGTTATGAACAGCTTGACCTACATTATCTGGCCCAATAGCCTTAGCAAGTTCTTGACCCGCCGCTTTTTGCTGCATCGATTTAATCGTCTTCGCTGGGGAGAAAATCGTCTTCCCTGTCTTCAATAAAGCATTCCCCGCTAATGGCGAAAGTAATGCTGAGCCAATATCAGCAGCCAATGGGTTGGCGCCCATTTCTTGAGCTACACCGCTAACGGCACCAATCCCCGCTCCAGTTCCAGTCAGTTTTGCTAATTGAGATGCTTTTCCTAAGCCTGTGTTAGCCGTGGGCGCGCCTAAGAAATTTCCAGCCTTTTTTAACAATGGGAGATTTTTTGCGGCCCCAATGGCTTTAGCGGCTGCTCCTAGCCCTGCTCCACCCAGCATCCCGCCTCCAAATTCAGCGGCATGCCCAAGTATTCTTTGGTCTGCGGTAGTGGGGACTTCAGAATCTAGGTTATAACCCAATTTTCCGATCCCGCCTTTAATGGCTTCAGAAGGCAGCCCCAAATTTATATTTCCGAGAGATAGCAGAGAAACAATATTGCTAGGAAGGTCTGTGATTGAGATGGTGCCTTTAGCCAATGAATCAGCGATAAATTTTAAATAGCTGAATGATGGCTCTTGTGGTGCGGGTGATTGTGGGGTTTGCCCCTGGAATTCAGATCGAAGAAGTGCTCTTCCTTTTTCAATGTTTTCGGGATTAATTTGTTGATTTTTGGATTGTGCCTGTTGTTGAAAGTTTTCTCTCAATAAGCGCCTTCCAAGTTCAATTTTATTTGGATCTATTGCCATTTACTGCTTTCCACCCATTTCCTCTTCAAGAAGAACCTTTATCTCAGAATCATTCAACCCAGCATCTCGTAGCATTTGAACTCGATTAGCCGCAGGATTATCATTTGATTTTTTATCTTCTAGGCCAACATATTCATCAATCTTCCTGGGAACCATATACCCCTTAACTAGACCTTCTCTTTGTCTTAACCCGTGCTCATAATTAGGCTTATATTCTTTTCTTAGATTCTCATTAACGTAATCTATGGATTCCTTGGTTAAACCAAAATGAGGTTTACCTTGAGCAACCAGATTTTTAAATAAGTCAGTGGCAGTTTTACCGCTAGTAGATTTAACCTCACTAATGATTAACCTGCTGGTTAGCTTATCCATTTTCTCCAAAGCTGCTCGTTTTTTTGAATCCATTGATTTTATCTTTGCCATCTCATAAACAGAAGGAGCGCCACCAATAGATTTAACCTGCAGTATTCTGCTGAAATCTTCTGATAGGTCAGGGAATTGATCTGATATCTTTTGAATCTCATCTATAGTATCTAGTATTTTTTTGCTTTCATGACCTAGCCTGACATCTTCTCTCTGCTCTTTCGTTACAGCATTTCTTTGATTAGCAGGCATGCCCGCATAGGGGACCGCATCTTCAGGAACCATGCCAGAGGCTCTTTTTTGTTCAAACAAAGAACTCTGCATTTCTCCATTTTTTTGATTTAATGCAGCATGTCTATATCGATTAAGCGCATCAAATTCTTCCCTCTCAAAGGCCTCTTTTCTCTCTTGCTGTTCAATTTTTCTACGTAACTCAGCATCTTCTCTGTTTTGAGATAAAAATTGCTGTTGATGTGATTCATAGGATTTCATAGCAGGGTCCATGGACCCCACAGCCGCCTCCAAAGGAGAGGAGTATCCCGGCCGACCCATTCCAGCAAAGAATTGCTGAATAGCTGCACCTTGAGCTGCCCTTCTTTGATCGTCCCTCAATGTATTAGAGCTATGAATAGCCTGCTGTGCGTTCATATATCCCGCCTGCAAAGGATTTGGCCTCTGCTCAGGCGCTTGCTGCTGTTGCTGCTGAGGCGGTGGCTGCATTTGTCCTTGCTGACCCCCCTGCATTGCCATTTGATGCAACATCATTTCTCTTTCCATTGGATTCATAGAAGCTCCTTAACCAAACATTCCCATTCTGCTTGCCCCATACAATTGACCAGCAAGCGACCCAATTTGACCAGGCATATTAATAGTTGGAGGCGGAATATACTGCTCTAGGTGCATATTCGTTGGAGGCGGCTTAAATTGATTGAATATTGAAGCTTCTTGACCAATTCTTGTAATAGGATAATTTAGCTGTCTTAAGAAATCTTGATAAGCCAAATCTTTGCCATGTTGCTCGGTTGCATTGCGAGTTAGACCGGATTGCCTCAAAGACTCAATGTCACCAATCTTCCCAACATGATGGGCCGCACCCAGTTGCGTATGGCCCTGCGCTGCCCTCAACATTCTTTCTCTATCAGAACTTGCCATTTCAGCTGCCTTATTAAATTGATTAGATAACGCATGCTGCTGTCTGGCCAATATATCTTTCTGGACATCCTCAGCCGCTCTAATCATTTGCTTTTGATGCTGAGAGCTGCCGTGCTGACCAGCCCTGACGAAAGTTGCTTCTAAAGAAGGCTTAATGCCCTGCTCAAATGTTTTGAGGCCCTCATCTCTAATCCTGTCTACAACATGATGCATGTAAGGGTTCATGTAGGGATTATCTCTTTCTTCTTTGGTGAAAATATCAGAGATAGGCTGAGAAGCCCGATTAACTGTAGCAGAAGCAGCTTGGTAATGTGGCTCGTATGCACTAGAAAGATTTCTAGACAGATTTTCGGCTCTGTCAATATCTGGACCTAATGGCGCAATCCTTTGTCCAGGAAAAACATATGGAGGAGGTGTGTATCTTGGTTGTTCAGGAAGCTCAGGCGGTAAATCCTCAGGTGTGATATTTTGATTGCCGTGTTGGGCCCTCAGATAGGCAGCCATTTCTCTTTGACGCCTTTCAATTTCTGATTCTTCTCGACCTTCCTTATCTCTTCGGGGTCTACCATAGGCGTGATTTAAATATTCGACATATTCCCGAAGTCTTTTAGCATCTTCTAACTCAAATAATTCAGGTTCTGCTCCGGGTCGAGTAGGGGCGGCTCGTTGGCGAGGCCTTCCTTGTCTGATTTCTCTGGCTTCTGGGGTGTTGCTAATACCTAGCCCCTGTCTTTCAGCAGACAGGTATTCCATCATATCATTTAAATGTTGCTGATAATTTGGAGGTAATTCTCCTACTTGAATTTGTGCAGACATTTATATCCCCCTAATATAGTTTGATAAAGGTTTGGCTTTTGGTGGTAACATTTTCTTTACCCCTTTCTGTTTAATTAAGCTATTAAAGGCATTTTGTAAAATTTTAGCGCCTTTGGCATTGCTTCCTTTTCCTAGTTTATTAACGGTATTAGGGCTAATTTGATATTCGCCAGATGATAATTTAACGGGCATCATTCTTCCTTGGCCTTTTATTTTTCCGCCTGATGCTTTTTTTGCCATCACAGACTTTTCGAATCTATCGAGCTCTTTTGCGCCTGCGGCGGTATTCCCGTCGCCAAGCAGACTGGTGGCTGTTGAGTTCGCTATAAAACTACCTTCTGGAATTTCCGTAAATACATCATCATCGGCTCCCCCAGAATTTCCATGGACAAATCCGCCTTTAGCGTAATATTGAATATCTTCTTCAGGGTCGTATGAAAAATAATGATGCTCAGGGTCTATTCCCGGTTTATATTTTTTTGGTGCTGGCCTATGACGAATTGATAATGGTTTTATAGGTTTTGCTTGAAGATGTTCCGGCCAAGGAATAACCAAATCTTCTTTCTTAAATTTAGGAGGAGCAACCACTTTTCCAGGTACTTCTTTTCTCATTAAACTTCCCCCAATAGCTGTTGCAAGAAGAGCGGCTTGAAGGGGATCTTTAGTAATAGCATCCATTATTTTGGTGCCAATTCCACCTAATCCAGAACTTATTTTAGATAGAAAGCTTGCGGACTCGGGTGCAGACGCAGCCGCTTTAGCGGCCCCAGCAGCGGCACTCAAACCAGCGCCGACCTTAGCTGCTCCTGGCGCAATCCAACTAGGAGTGGCCTTTACTACCGATGGAAGAGCTTTCCCGCCAACGCTAGAGAGAGACGATGAAGAGCTTGGTGCAGCCCAACTAGGTGTTGCTTTCACAACTGGAGGTAACCCCTTTGCGCCTACTCCACCCCCACCAAAACCTCCTCCCCTCTGAGTCAAACCAGCAGGAGCAGACGATGAAGATAGCGCACCACTTTGAAGCATCGCATTTCCAGTCATATGACCAAGCCCACTCATCCCTGCGCCGACTAATGCGCCTGTGCCAGCACCACTTAATATGTCCGGTAACAATTCATTGAATTTCTCTTTCCCTTCAATCCCACCTTTACCTGCGCCGCCTAATCCACCCCCTACGGTGCCCCCAATCGGACCACCGATAAGCGAACCAATTGCGCCACCAATTACGGGAAGACTTTTATCGATAAATGGAGCTGCATAATCATGAAGCCAATCAACAAAGCCACCGCGCTGCTCAGTCTGCTCTCTAAATTCTGGGTCGACCATAAATCTGTTGTACATGGCCATATCTTTAGAAATAGATTTTGCAGCAGGCATAATGACGTTTGGATCAGAAGAGTTTTTTAAAACATTAATCCTCTGTTCCCATTGTTCAGGGGTAATTCCAAGAACTTGTTTTCCATGCGCAGGAAAAGCAGAAAAACGACGTAGCATAGATTCCTTTGCCTGAGATGGATCGGCAGGAACATAATTTACATCTTTTTCATATTCGCTCCGCTGTGTGGCAACCATATCAGCTGCTCTTCTATCCATATCCGCTTTTTGAGCGGCCGGAAGCGCATTAACATGAGCTTGCCACGCGACTGCTTCTGCCGCTTCGCGAGCCCTCTGAGGAGCCATATGTGCTTCATAGTTCCTTCTAGCTTGCGCTTCATATTCCGCCTCTCTTTTTTTCTCTCCTTCAGTCATGCCACCAAACATAATGTACTACCCCTTCACCATTTACCTATTAATAAGAGCTTCCGCCTTGTTGGTAAAACGGCGGCTGATTAGGTTGCGTAAAATATCGAGAATCTGGAATTTGTCCATCCCCCATCACAGGGCCACCCATCGCATAACCCATGGCATGATCCATGGCATGCAATCCTATTGGTTCTGGAGGATACATCATATTATCAAAGCCCCTACCAGCACTCTTAGCTTGGTTACCTACCCACTGAGCGCCCTTATTAAACATATTAGCTACAGGAGTTGAGGAAATATTCTCAGGAACCCTTGAAGACACATTGTTTTGCAACCAATTTGCCCCCTGGTTACCAGCCCATCTACTAGCGTCACCACCATATCCACCAGGAATCACTCTATCCAACATGTTTCCAACCTGTTGACCACCATATCGAGCCATCTCGGGAATAGCCCCCCCAATAGTCATGCCGTTAGAAAACCTACTAGGAATTGCGGCATTAAATCTACTCTGAACTTCCTTCGTTGGACCCCTCACTAAATTGCTAGCCATGTCCCCAAATCCCTTCCCTAAGGCCATGCCACCTGGGCCCCCAAAATATCCGCCTACAGCAGTTCCCGCCATAGGTAACAAAGAACTCAAAGGCTGTTTAATCGCATCCCATGCACCACTTACCCCCTTTTTAGCGGTATCCCATGCACCACCTAACCAATCGCCAATACCAGAGAAAAAAGACATTTCGTGTACTCCTTAGGCGTAATTCGCCATTGTCTTAAATAACGCCATAGCCCATTCCCATCTATCAGAAAATAAATCTGAAGTTGGAGCGCCCTGGCTTGAAAAACTGTTCTCTTGAACCAATTGATCTGCCCAATTCTTCCAACTACCATTATGACTGAAAATAGTAATATTGTCAGTTGGAAAGTCGATAACTAAAGAATTGGCCCAGTAATCAAAATCAACTAAATCTTCTTTGGGAATTATCATTGTCTACCATCTCCAAGTCGCATGGCTAACAACATTCTCCCCATTCTGAAATCCCCTCCCAATACATTGCTTGAAAATTGAAGAGTCATTTCACGAAATTGTGTACGAACGTCTATTCTTGAAGTATTCTCATCGAAATTAAATACAATAGATTGCTCAGCTGCGCGCGGGTATGTTTTTCCTGCAACTGTTAGCGTCATTGGCCCTGCTTGGTCTGCATCAAGTTCAATTCTTTCCAAATATTCCCATCTATCTATTCCTTGGAATCTACCATCAGCGCCGATAGCGCAAGGGGCTATATATGAGCTCTTAACAGAAAATGGGATTGGTAAAGAAGGTGTAATACCACCGAATACTTGATCTAACCCAACCTCATGGATCCAAACATCATAAGTACCTCCAATATTAGGTACATTTTCACACCAAATTGGTTTCGTGAATGTCTGCTCAAATGAACCACATCCCCTATTAATTGCCGTGTCATACCATTTTCTTTCTCTTACATTGTAAACAAGCGCTCTATTACACTCAGTGACATTTCCGTGAGGATAAAACCACCATATCTCCCCATAATGCGTGTATTTAGTCGCCCACACCTTTTGCCGTTGACTGTAATTCAAGTTACTAAAAAAATAATTAAGAGACTGGCTGTTAGGTAGCTCAACCACAGTACCGTTATAAGCTAAGAACCGATCTACACCGGCCCAAAAATAAGTGCCATCGTATTCTATAACTGAGTTAGAAGACAAAATAGATGACTCTGTGGTTACTGTATCAAAATTAAACAGCGTTAAAGGGTTGCCGGTAAAGGTGCATCTGATAACAGAGTCCAGGCTCCAAAACAGTCCAGCGGGGCTTGAAGTTCCTCCCCGGACCGGTAGACCTGCCACTATCTTTTGATCGGTAATTCTAGCGCTGCCGCCCCCTGCAATATCAATTGGATTATTGGCGGAAGACCATTGCACAAACCCATCATTTCCGTAATAAAACATATAGGGATGAAGAGATACTATGCCGCCAGAAATGGTGACACCAGTCGATACGAGGGGGGCGTTAGCCTCGGCATCCCCGTAATAAACCGGTGTCTCAACATCGTTATTGATGTCAAATAAATTCCTGCCAGGGAATGCAAAAAATGAACTTTTATTTGAAACATCATCGTACATGACATCAAAATTCCAGATATAATCTGGCTGAGCAGGGAATAAAGCAGGCGTCCTATCTGTAGGACCCGCAATAACCTGGAATCCCTGATTTACAATTACAAAACGTAAAGACGATTGGTCTCCCACATAAACATTAAAATTTGGACTTATCGGCAAAGTATAGGTTCCACGTGGAACATTAGCTAAGCCTGTCAATAGCCGCAAATATCCACCCATCTTCCTGGGTTTACCACGATAGAATCTGCACCATTGACCATCTATCCATTCGACGCTATCAAATTCAGTCCCGTCTCTCCTAATTCCAGGCTGGGTCGGAATCTCATACATTTGAGTCTGCATTTGAGTACCCATTAGCTGACATTCCTCTTGGACGATCTATCCTGATATCTGGCCTCGTTTTGAGCATTTAAGGCGGCAGTGCGCGTCTTATATTCACTCGTCCAAACAGGTATTCTTTCGTCTGTCCTTAAGAAGGTTGCTGTTTCAAGCAAGCACGCATACAACAAAATGTCAGGAATGTAATCAGTTAGCCAATTGGTTTGAATTAGTAGAGTAATGGGTTCTACAAGCTCGATATATCCCACTCTGAATGGGTAGGCCAAATCTGGGGTTGGGGCAAGAAACCAATTATAGAACCCCTCATCTGCATAGAATTGAGGCTGAGCTGTCACTGTTGGATCGGGAGAGTACAGCATGCAGTATTCTAGTGGGCGCTCATACAATAGTTTTTGATTAAAACTAGGAGGAGCTATTCCAGCCTCTCTAATATCAAAATGTGTCGTATATCTCCATCTGGCGGGTTTTGGGATTATATTATTTCCCGCAATCATGGTTGCAACCGAATATTGTTCGAACCCCACTAAAGGGCAGTCCCTGCATATTCTTGCTTGAGCATTAGAAATAAAATTAGGAATTTGAGCTACAAACGAATCGCTTGTGTTATCAAGCCACGCACTGATTTGCGTTGATAGAGATTGGTATGTCATTCCCATTAAATGGTTCTTCCTCTATTCCTGTTTTTCAGCATCATATTTTTTAAGTAAAGACTTGGGTTGCTTATGGGAGATTGCCTCCAGAAAGCTATTGAAAGCATGCTTTACCTTTTCGCAAAACTCGCACTTTTCTTCATCTTTAGTGTTTTGTGACATATCAATTCTCCTGATAAATTAACGAACCCTTCTAGCACCTATAAATCCATACGCGCCCATAGTGCTAACGGCAAAAGTAATAAATGTGCTCAAATAAATGGTTGTTGTTCCAGACAGGCTAAAACGCCTATTTCCTGTGACAAGCGCTGTTAACTGGCCAGCAGAAGCGGCGTATCCTGGCATCTGCGAATATGCGCCAGACGCTGGCAATGTAGGAAGCGTTGCACTTGTAGAGCTAATCCACGCGACCATGTTAGTCGTTGTTGTTCCAGCGGCAGGGGAAGAAATAACGTTTCCGTACACTTCCCAATCCCCAGCCGTCAATGATATTGACGTCACATTGGTTGCATTATTATTAGCCACACCAACTTGAGATCCAGCTAAAATCGTACTTGAGATATACTCTCCCACGGTTCCGGCGGCTGCATTATCATTGGTGGTCGTGCCAACAATACCGCCAGTCGTTGGGCTGAACGTAACGCTGGTGGATGTAGCGGCACCCAGCGTAGGCGTAACAAGCGTTGGCGACGTAGAACCCACAAAGGTTCCAGAACCCGTTGAACCTGATAAACCCGTATTTACTGAGTTAATCGTTGTCATTTATACATACTCCGTAACAATCACATATCCCGCAGTTCCAGCGCCACCGGCTGCCTGCGTACCATTAGCTGAAATAGAAGCCCCCGATCCACCGCTTCCAAATCCGGTCCCAGCATTTCCTGCACTATTAAATACTTCTTTAGCTCCTCCACCATATTGACTTGCAGCGCCTCTACCACTAGTAAGAATACCTGTCGCAAAAAAACCAATCCCTAATCCGCCTATTTGACCTGGTGTTCTTATGCTTCCGCCACTTCCTCCTGTCCCACCGCTTGCCCCAAAATTAATTTGAGTTGCTGAAGATGCGCCCCCAGCGCCACCTGTCCCGCCGTTCGCAGAAATTAAAGCACCCACAGAGGTATTTCCGCCATTACCACCAGCATTATTACCAGCTGAACCCGCTGAACCGGCAGCGCCAATGGTGACCGCTTGAGATGCCCCTACGGTTGCAGCGGTAAACACACCTCTCGCATATTCACCGCTTCCTCCACCCGCAGCGGCGCTGACAGCAGACGCACCATTTGTTGCAGCACCACCGCCTCCACCGCCTCCGCCAATCGATTCAATGACACAATATTTCATGTTGGCTGTTGGTGTATATGTCCCACTTCCCGTAAACACCTGTATTGCTACAACTGATACTGGATTTAAATTAATTGCGTTATTTGTGGTCATATTTTTCCTTAAACTACCGTTATATTTCCCTGAATGCCGAAACAAACCCATGTCGTATTTGCCACAACACACCTTATTTGTGCTATCGTGTCTCCCGCATTCGTAGAAGCCAATGAGCCTCCTGTGCCTGTCGTTGTCACAGCGCTACCGATATGTATTAATTGAGAAGCATTCTGAGCAACTTTCCAACCGCCCGCGCCCAAGCCGCCCACTTGGATCGTGTCGCCCACCGCAGCCGTTGATGGTAACGTAATCGTGCAAAGCCCAGCGTTATTTGAGATGTAAGCGTTATTAACAGCAGCAGACTGTGAAGTGCCACTCACCACTGTCATTGGTAAACCTTGCGTTGTTGCAAGAGTTCCTGATGTTGGTAATGTAACGCTCGTGGTTGCAGTGGCCGTAAGAGTCGTTGTGAATGCGCCAGATAACGTTAAGCTTCCGCCTAATGTGATCGTACTGGAACCATTATTTACCCCAGTTCCACCATAAGATGCGCCCAATACAGTGCCAAGCACTAAAGTGCCTGTTAAATTAATGGAATTTGAACTCGATGAGCCAATATATATATCAAGTGCTTTGACGTTTCCGATCCGCATGTTAGATGGATTGAAAGTGTCTAATATGCTGACAGTGGATGGCATATAATATATGTTATACAAAGCGCCTGCACCGATTGTCTGGGATACACTGACCGTCATGCTGGTGGGGCCGCCAACTGCTGTTATCCTTGCCGGTGTTCCTGTGGCCGGAGCAAACTCACCCCCTATCATGTCTGAACTAAAATTCGTGCCAGTACCAGTGACTGTTGTTGTTGATTGCGCTATTGTTCCAGCATATTCGCTGGCTGTAATGGCCTTATAAGCTGTGCCAATACTAGGGGACCCAGGTGTTCCGGTATGACCTATAAAAGAGCCATATGTTGAAATTGAGCTCGTTGCCCCATCAATCATGGCACCATAATAATAAATAACAGATTGTGAGGCGACGGTTTGAGAAACGCTGGCCGTAAACGTGGTTAACGTTAACCAACCTATAATATAAGCAACAACTCCGTTTGCAAAAACAAACGTCGCTCCAATGGCTAACTCAGGTGCCAAAGCATCCCCAACAAGTGTGACGGTTGTGCCAGATTGAGACGCGGTTCTTGTTGCTGAAATACTTCTGTAAACCGTTAAATTGCCGCCAAATAAAAAGTTTTGAGTGTCGCTTGACAGTAATGTGCCGCTGACAGGTACAGTGACGTTTGTGCTACCGGTGGTTGTTAGCGTTAATGAATTTGCACCACTAGTAACTAAGTCGCCTGCCAGCGTAATGGTATTAGAATTAGCGACCCCAGTTCCACCATAAGATGCGCCCAATACAGTGCCAAGCACTAAAGTGCCTGTTAAATTAATGGAATTTGAACTCGATGAGCCAATATATATATCTGATGCATTAATATTACCAATTCTCATTGAGCTTGGTGTAAGGGCGTCTAAAAAGCTATCCGTTGTACCGCAGTAATAGACTGCATAGCGTGTGCCTGCACCAATTGTTTGAGAAACAGAAACCGTTAATTGCGTTGCAGAATCTCTGGATATAATACGGCATGGCGTTCCCGTTGCTGGAGCGAACCATCCACCTGCCAAATGTGAGTTTACAGTGAAAAAAGTGCTGCTACCTGTTACGATTGTACCACTTTGAGAAATCGTCCCTGCACTTGAAGTGTTAGGAACAACGGCAAAACCATATGAATTTGAGCCGTCGGCAAAGCCTAAACCAATATGGCCCATATACGGACCAAAACTGCTACAATACCCTAAGCCAGACGATAAGGCTGGATCTCCCGCCCCAATCATGCAAGAAGATGTGTGCGCGACCGCACCTTGAGAAACAACGGTTGCTGAATTATATGTCGTTAAAGTCGTAGCATTAACCCATGCCGTTATGGGTGACTCAACTCCATTGTCAAACTTAAATACGGAACCCACTATTAATGGCGAAACACCTGCTGAAGGATTTGTTATTGTAATCGTTCTGCCAGATTGAGAACATGCTGCAATTGTAGTACCAACTGACTCAACTCCATCAACAATAATATTAGAAGCTGTTGGTGATGATATGACGGTTCCTGTGGTTGGAAGAGTTAAGCTTGTGCTTCCAGTGGTTGCAAACGTAACATCGTTTGCACCTGATGTCGTTAAATTACCACCCAAAGTAATCGTGCTAGAGCCATTGTTGACACCTGTCCCCCCAGAAGAAGGAGCCAATACGGTGGTAAGTGCCAAATTATTAATAGTAATCGTGTGCGCGGAGGAATTAACACTAAGATAGGTTGTTCCGCCACCACTTATCGTTAATGCATTCGCAAGGCCATCTTGAAGGCTAATCAAGTTATCGCCTGTTACGCCATTAAAATATAATGAAGAAAAACTCGCGGCAGCATCATTGCCAAGCAACGTACCACCATAATGAATATGATAAGTTGTTGGGGATGAGACAGTTTGAGATACGCTTAGAGTAAGAGTTGTAGAGTTTGCAACAGAAACAATTCTCCCACTAAAGTTATCGGTATTGGTGCCTGTTGAAAAGACTAATAATCCACCAATCATAGCAGAAGTGAACCCAGCCCCAGTGACAGTCGTGCCAGATTGAGTGCCTGTTGATGTTGCAACAGAAGGGCAGCTACCGAAAAAACCACCCGTTGCACCAAAAAAATTAGATACGCTAACATCATTGCTATAGCAACTAATTCTTAATGTTTCATTAAATGCAAAAGGAGTGTCGCTCAATAGCGTATATATTTGCGTTGGATTATCACAAAAAACCAATTTACCTGATTGAGTATCTGGACATGCCATTTAAATTCCCCTTAATATGAAAAGTATTGAGTTCCATCTGAATAAACCCTAATGGAACCATAGGCAGACACAATATCTTGCCCTGTTGGATCCCCATTGACTGGCACACCCCCAGCGCCTACAACCGTAATATTGTTATCACCCGGAAGCGGACCACAGAGGCCAGATGCATCTTGAATAATAAAAATTTGACCCTTTGTTGGCACTGAAGGGTCTGGCAAAGTAATCGTTGGATCGGCCGATGTGTCTGTCACAGATATTAAGTAATCAAGAACCGAAGCAAGATAATTAGCGTTAACACTAACTACACTCGCAATTTGCCCACCAATTACATGCAATCGCGCCATCGGCGAAGTCGTACCAATACCCACATTACAATCATCACCTAAGACCACCGCATCATTCACAGCTACCGTTGCATTTGCGCCTATCGCGCAAGCATTTGTAAGACCAGGAGATAAAGCGTCAGTGTTATACCCTATGAACGTACACCCTGTGTAAGTTAACTGCCCTGTGCCCGCCGCAGAACCAACCGCTGTCGTTTGCAATGCTGTGGTTGCACTATTAAGAGTATTTGCCCCAATTGCAGTAGCATCATTGGCATTTGCAGAGAGCGCTAGCAAAGTCCCTGCGGTATTTCCGACCAAGGTGCAGCGATTTGCGGTAGTAAGGCTTGAGCCTGATTGATAACCAATGCTTACTGTATTTGAAGCTGTCGTGATGCCAAATAATGACTGGTATCCAATGCCTACGTTACTATTGGCTCCCACCGGCGAACCATTCCCTGCTTGTTGCCCAAGAAACACACTATTTGTATTTGTGCCAAGTAAAAGTATTGATGTGTCTCTTAATAGATTTCCGGCAACGCCATTCCAAGTGGGAACGCCATTATCTAGAGAAGCCCCTGGTCCAGCAACGCCAACGCCTGGCGCAAGAACCGCCCAACCACCGTTTTCTCTGAATTGGAATGAATTTAAAGTAATGTCATAGAGACCCATGCCGTCGACCACAACCATTGCATTCTTTTGGGCGGTTGTCATTCTTGGAAATAAAATGCCCCCAAGAATGGATTTAACCTCAAGTGCCGCAGAAACGGTCTGTTGACCAACCTTTGTGAACCCAGCATATGCATCTGTAGAGCCACCAGGTATAGGAGTAGATGTATCCGATACTAAGAGGGCCCCTACCTGTTGGCCTGAAAGCGTATTTAAATAAGTCATGTTCTAAGCACTCCCGAATATAAAATAAGCTGTCCCAGAACAATAAATCTGAAGAGAGCCATAATCTGTGTTAATTAACGCTGTAGCAGCCCCATTAATGTTTCCCCCAGCAGTGTGTATAGTTATATTGTTAATAACTGCATTCCCACTTTCATCCGTTATTACAAAAATCTTTCCACGAAGAGCAACCGCTGCGGCTGGCAAAGTAATAGCAACAGCACCAGCGAAATTAACGCCAATAATGCTATCGGATTGCAACGCAACATAAGGGCTGGCAACGACGGCAGTCCTTGGTGAGAATCCAGCTTGAAAAGCAACCCCACCAAGCTGAAAAGTTCCTGTAATGTTCACCGCTTGCTGAGAAAGCTGCAAAGGAGAACTATTCCCTAATCCATCTTGAACCGGTTGAGGGATCGTTACTGGAAGGCCGTTTCCCACGGTGGCCCCAGTATTGGCAGTTGTAAGATAATCCCCATAAGCCTGCTGTATTGTGTATTGAGTTAAAACTGTCATTGAGATCCCCAATTGAAATTCTGAAGAGCCTGTAACGGGCTTATAGAATAGTTATATCCATCATAAACAGACCCCAAAATAGAAGCAGGCTGCTGAATCGCTGAATGTACTGGCAATTGATTTTGACCATGCGTTAACGTAGACCCTTGAGGTAACCTAGGCAGAGTCACTGGAATTGGATCGGGAGGCAATATAGGAGCCCTCCCCTGTTCATTTGGCTTATCTGCAAATGGCTTCCCTACAATCATCCCTGTCCAAACTAAGGAGTTTCCTCGCCATTCCATTTGACGAACCATGTCAACACGGTTAAAAACAAACCCAGAATAGTCGCAAATTCCAAGAGCTTTAGGGTTCCTATCATTAACTGTGACATATTTGCCCTTTGGTGAATATCTCAAATCTGTGACCATCCCTGTAAATAATCCCCATAAATCCTTAACGGAACATCCCTTTCAATATCCGATGTGGTTGCATTCTTAAACTCAGAGGTAGCAATACTTTTAAGCTCCATTGTTTTGCTTAAATCAAATGGTGGAACCTGTATTCCGGGACCACTAGGACTGGAAATTAATTGCCCATTCGGTATAGAAAGAGAAAGCTCATAAGAAAGCTCAGACACAAGCGCCCTGAAAAATCTAGTCGGAATTGCAGCCGTATTAGAAAGCGACCCTATATCTTGAATAAGCGTAGATGCCGTATACTGCATGGCGTTGTATTGAGTGTTTGGCGTCGGGTAGATCACTACATACGGATTGACATCTCGCTGAACATAATACTGAGAAGGCCTGCTAGTCGTGTTTTTCTGAGAATATGACTCATATTCAGACCTGGAAATTGCAGTCATCAATGTGTCATTTGTGTTACTATTAAAATATAATTGCTGAATATCTAATGTTCCACCACCCGTTTCTCTTACCCTAAAAGATGTGGCCGCAACAGGAACCGCTATCTGAAACCATACATTTTGAGCAACCACAAAGGTTTGCGCTGCCGGGCTGCCTGCATTTACCCAGGTAACGCCCGCATCATTTGAATACTCAAAGACTAAATCATAAGAAGTTGTGGTATTGGATTGGATCCCAACCATTTGTATAGCATACTGACTTGCCCAGGTGTAACTGATATACCCATTTGGAGCATTCTGAGTGCAATTACCTGCCCCACCAAAACAGTTTGCCGCTACACCTCCCGCACTTGAAAATGGTGTTCCACCAAGATTTCTCGTTGAAGTCCTGATGACAGCCTCTAGGATGTCATTGACACCTGCCGGGAGATAATAGGTGTTTTGATTTGGATTTAAATTCTGAATATTATAGGTAACAGTCCATAGATTTAGACCCCTATTCGTCCAGGAAGATAAAATGAAATTAATCCATCTTTGGGCAGTATTGATTAAATCTGCAATTTGATAGGGGGCAAGAATTCCGACTCTTTTATAAGCTTCTTCAATAATGATATTGGATTGTGTTAATCCAAAGTTGTAGGTGCCTGATGTACTCAACTTCCCCCCACATCATTAATGCCTATTAATGAAACCTTTTGAGAGTTTCCGCCATATTGGCCCTTTCTCTCATTGGATTACTTTTAGAATGCTCTGCTTTTTTAAGCTTTGATTCTGGAATTTTTTCGCCTTTCTTGATGTGCAACGCCTTTCTTAATGCGCCAGGTCGCTTGATTGCACCTTGAATCCAATTCATTTTAGCTCTGCCCACCTATTTTATTCCCTGCTGCAAAAAGGTTGCCGTCAGCTTGCCAGTGTCATTAGAGGCGGTTACCTTAATTGTAGAATATCTGACTGGGGCAGAATAAGACGCTAAAATTGACGTAGTAGCCGCTGTCAATGTTGCAACAGGTGAAAACGAAACAATATTAGCATATGTGAATTCTTGAATATCATCTAATGTCGTAGAAAAAGAATATGTAATATTTGCTGTTGCCTCAACCTGGATAGACATATTGGAAACTTCCTGCTGATAATTAGATAAGTACCAATTTGTTTTTCCGGTAGTGCCGCTGCCAGCTGAAACTTGCACGGCAGGAGCAACCGTTGCGGTTATAGAATATATGATGCTATAGAAGTTAACGGAATACACAGTGTCAGCATTTGGACCAACAAGGTTTTCCGTTAGCTCATATCCATCTAAAGCGCCACTTATCACGAAAGTGACTCCAGAGTTATCACCAGCTGACGTAAGAGAAAGTGTTCTTGAGATTCCAGCGTAGTTTACCTCGGCAACCCCTTGCACAATAGTGGAAAGAGCTCCGTTCAGAACCATATTCGCATTCTGATCGACATCCTGAAGCAGAGCGACACCGTCCTCATCTGCAATTGGCCATGTAAAAATAGCTGGTATAGTCATTACTCTGAAACGCCTTCAATAACATCCATAGTTTCAGGTTTGCAAAACTCAGAATAGCAACCCAACCATCCCAGAATGACATTTGCTTGGTCTTCTGAAAGTCTGAATTCGCGCTCCAAGGCAGGAACCTGTTCCTTTATTTCGGCCAATCGTTTCTTGATAGAAACCAATTGGTCGTTGTACAACTTAAACTTCTCTTCTTTAGATTTAACTTCAGACATGATGCCTCCTGTGTCTTTTGCTAATGTTTAACTAACCGGTATAATGCTATACCAGATGATATAATTTACAGATGTCGTGGCGCTTCCAGTAATGAAAGCGGCAGTCT